TTTTGCTGAAATGCTAAGAGGGGTAAGAGCCGAACTACCAGAAGGCGATATAGACCATTCTGCGCCAGATGTCAGCGCGATAATGCTACTCAATGCGACAAGGTGGCGTATCTCATTTACTTGACGTGATGCGATTGAGAAGCTCATGGCGTCATTTTCCTGCAATGGAAATGATGTTGCCATATTGGATTCTGTTCCACTCTGTGTTGCCCATAGCTTTTGCGGCTCATTTAAAGTATTGGCAAACCATCTTCTTTGCTGAAAATAATTAACTTCTGCCGGATAATTATTAGTTGATTGAAACGGTGGATCAGATATTGGCGGTGTAATTGATAAATCTGGCGCTATATTATCATCTACAAAACTCGTTCCAACCGCAGTTCCTATATACCCATATGAGCCAGAGCGGTTGTTTTTATAAACCTTATAACGTGTCGTGTTGCTAACCGCTGTCCAGGTAATCGTATTGTAATTATCATCATATCCAAGCCTTCCACTACACGATGCTGAGGAAGATGCAATCGATTCATCATCAGAAGTATCATTAATCGCCGTCACAACATAAGAATAGGTTGTCTGTGTTCCAGCAACATTAATGGTTGCAGATGCAGAAACTCCGCCAGGTGCAGTTGAATCAGGCTCAAAAGAAATAGCGCTAAGAGACCATAAGTGATGATCTGTGCGCGAAAGCTCCATTGGTGCATAGTTGTGGTGAGTTATCGTGATAACATCCCCAGATTGCACATAATGAAGTTCCATTAAATCTGCGCTATTGTATGGTGTAGAGACTTCCACTATTGCGCTTGTTGATGGATCAAGAACGTATCCACCATTTTGAATAATGCGGAATTTATTGTGCGTAAATACCAAGACGTAGGTCTGAAGTGTGTTGAATTGAAACTCAATTAAGCGCGTTACGTCTGTTGATCCACCAGTCTCTCCAACATATTGAAGCCCTGGTCTATTCGCAACCGGGCCATGAGGTAATACAATCGCATTCTGACATTTCTTTAATCCAACCGCATACTTTGCCAGGTCTATGCGACCATGCAGTTCAGGTGATAATTCTCCACCGGCAAAAGACCTTTGGTTCGTTCTCATGATCTAGCCTCTATCCATCCTGCTTTATTGTCGTTTTTATGTGACTGGTTAGCTGAAATCACTTTGGCTTTTTGAATCAGCATCTCATACATTTCCATAGAGGCTTTTTTGAGTTTAATATCTCTGGTGACTGGCATTGATAGATGAGAAGCCATTAACCAGGTTAGCGCATCAGTGAATGCTGGCGGATAACCTACTGGGTCTTCAAGCCTATAAACGTACTTGATTCTTGCATCATCTTGGTTTGAAATAACATATCTACCGCCATCGTAATCAGTTATCTCATACTCCTGCTCTTCTAGTGAGTCTTCCGGTATCACACTAGAAACTCGAATGCAGTTTGATGGCAAAGCATACATATACTCATATCCGCTCACCGTAGAGATAACCTTGTTCATTCTGGAAACTCTAGTCGCAAACCCCCAGTCAAATTCTCCCAAAGCAGCGTCTCTTGCTAACGGCCAGTATGTCGCGCAGTATTCAGCTTCAACTGATCCTTCAGGCGGCGAGATAGATGTGACATTTGGGCGCTGACCAAGATGCGACAAGGCGATATTGCAAATATCAATTACGTTTGCCATTTTAAATCCTTATAAAAAAAGGGGCGTACAGCCCCTTGTTTAAGCAATGAATGGGTTAAACCCGCTTCATCCATGAACCAATATCCTTAGCAGACTTGACATTGAAAGTCTCACCTTCTTCACGCAAGCACCCATAAAAGCCTTTGCTAGTAGCTTTAACTTTTACTTCCGCAACTTCTTGTTTAGCAACCTCTTTGTTTTGCTGTTGCTGAACTTTATTCTGGTCTTGTTTGTCGCCAGATTGATTAGAGCCTTTTCCTTCAAGCTCTTTTTGTTTTTTAGCAGCTCTTGTTTGAGCTGCCTTTTGCTGTGGGCTTAAATTATCCATACTCTACTCCTTAGTTATCTTGATGGCTTGCAACAACTCCCGCTGTTACATCCATTGAAGGGGTAGTCCCGCCAAGCGTGTAATACACTCGCGCATACCGCTTATCTGTTCCACGAGGAATATAGTTAAGCGAAACACGATCACCTGCTTTTGGCGATGTTAAGACCTCACTTTCTGCAACTGTAATCGGTGCAGAAAAAGCTTCATCTACTGAAACCTGAATAGCGGCCTTCATGGTTGGTGTTGTACCAGTTGCATCATTGGTAAGCTGAATAACAATCGGAATTGGAACCCCTTTACCAATATCGCGTGCCACCCCAAGATCAATAACATTAGTCGAAGCAGCACTTGCAGTTAGCGTCTGGTCTTCTGAAAAAATGTTTGTTTCATCAATAATCATCTCATATCTCCTTGATAAGGGGCTTTCGCCCCATTTAATTAGGCTACTGCTGACTCTGTATTCAAGATTGAATCTTGAATTCGGACAGGAATACCGAGGAAGTGAGTAACAGGCTTGCCATTTACTTGCTCGATGGTTAAGTTTACGTTGGTTTTGTTAAGTGCCTGCTTGTGCAAGAACTTAGCAATCGTGCGGTTTGCATAGATAACCGTCTGACCGTCTGGATCACCAGTCATTCCGTCAGCACCAAAGACGTTTTCCAAATTGTAGTAAGCATCAAGCATTTGATCTGCAAGCTCTGCGCCCGTTGATACGTCTTTACTTAAATCGGAAACGTCGATGTTCGCAACACGAGAAACGTTACGCCAATCACGCAATGAAAGCCCCAAATCCCAGGTGAACTTTTCACGATGAACATCCATGATAGAGCCGTCACTAAGTGTTTTGGTTTGCTTACCTTTATCTTCACGCTGAAGACCTGCTTTTGTTCCTTCTGGGTAAATAAGATGTAGCGTGTCCTCACCCCAAGTACAGAACCAGATAGAAGTATTATCAGCACCAGAACCACCGGCGTTCACAATTTGCCCCGCATTATCAGCAGACAAGCTACTGAATCTAGGCGCAAGCCCCATGAAGCGCTCAGGGTGTGCATCAGTATTTCCATAAAACAATGTTTCGGCCATTGTGTTATTCATTGACTGCAAGAAAGCTTTTGCTTCAGATAAACGCAGTTCATTTGGGCTTTTACTTAGCTCTACAAGCTTAGAGTCAACTTCTGACCATGCTTCCAGCATCCCAGTAGCATCACGAACCTGTGTGGTTTGAGACTTACCAGGTGAAACACCTTGATAGAGTTTTCGCCATGTGCTACCAGGCAAACCCGATCTTGTTGTTGTTAAGTGAGATGTACCATCGTTACATTCGACTGTAATCGCATCAGATAAAACGCTGTTCTTTTTAGCAAGCATTTCAATGATGGTTGCAATCTGACCTTTGCCGTCCTGACGCTTGAATAGGTCAGCCAAGCCAATATAGTTATTTCCAACTGTTGCCATTATCTTCTCCTTTTAAGAAGTTAATTGTTTTCGCCGTACAAAATGTCGGCATCAGACTTTTTGCTTGATGGCTGACCACCAACCTCAAGCGTATCTTCACCAATCGAGTTTCCGACTTTAACCACAAATCGAATCATCTCAGGGTGATTCCCTAACCCGGACTCATTAAGCAATTCCTTTAATTTTGGTGTGCCAAATGAATCCAATGCTCGTGCTGCGGTCTTAATGCTTGACTCAAACTTAGGACCGCCAAATTCTTCATCTGCGAGAGATTCTTCTTCCCACGCCTTTTTTTGTTGAGTAAATTGTTCCTGCAAGTTCTCTTTGCTTCTAGTGGAAGCCTCTACCTGAAGGTCAATAAGCGCTTGTGCTTGCTCATTACTTAAGTTGTAATCCCGAGCAATTTTTTCGAACTTTTCTTGAGTTTCAGGGTTAATTTCAATCCCTTCAGGCACTTCAAACTCATACGACTCAGGTGCTCCTTCTTGCTCTTCACCTTCTGACTCACCACTCTTATCATCTTGGTTGTCATCGTCTTTCTTATCGCCACCCTGATTCTCTTCTGAAGCATTCTTGTCATCTCCGCCTTCTTCTGGGTTAGGGTTGCCATGCTCTGAACCGCCTTCACCATAAAGAAGAGAGTTATTTTCTTCAGTGTTGGCTTCGGTGTTACCCTGTTGCTCTACTGACTGTTCTTCACTCATTGCTTATTCTCCATTAGAATTTTTGTGTATGCCTCTGGGTTGGCTTCCACAATATCGCCAAAAAATGTCAAACCAACGTTACGCTGACCCTCTAAGAAATAACCTTGTGAGTTTCCGGTAAAGGTTGATCTGTGAATGCCGCAAACATCATGTATCAATCTGCTCATAAAACGACGACCTTGCTCACTCGCTAAAATGAACTGAATGTCCTCTAACTGATGACGTCTTTCATCGTCCTGTGCTTTCTGCTGTTTGATGTATTCTTCATCCATGTTTGAATTCTATCCCTGCTGTCTATTACTAACCGAATCAGGGCTGTGTGAACTGGCGCATTATGTTTGTTAAGCCATTCTCGCCTTCTGTATCAATCTCAGATGTCGTCTTGGCTGTTTGTGCTGCTTGATTCATTTGCTCTTGCTGTGCTGCTGCTTGTGCGGCTTTAGCACGCTGCTCCCTGATGACCTTTACATGCTCGTCAGATACAACAAGATTTGGGTTTACCCCAAGCATCTCTGCTGTCTGATCGATCATTTCGTCAAAGTCAAACTTATCTACCGTGTCAGGATTTAGCTGTGCGGCATTACCAACTGTCATCATCAATCTATCAATGGCACCTATCCCTGCTGCTTTTTGTGCCTGTGCAAGCATAGAAACGTACTCAACCTTTAATGGAATGCCTTGCAACTGATCTGGTGGCTCAGGAATAAGACCTTTTCTATCCATAATTGAGTAGGTTCTTTCAATCGCTGCATCAAGAAGCTCTGTATTTAGGTTCTCTAAAACAGGCCCTAACATTAATAGCTTTTCTTCGTGACGCTCATCTATCTCTCTTGCTGTTATTTGTCGTCTATCTGTCATAGAGATCATCTGAAACAAGTCTTTGTAGAATGTTTCATCAATTCTTTGACGGACATCTCGAATATCTTCTAGCAGATAGTTCAAATTAAGATTGACCTCATAAGCTGCTTTTACAGATGCTTGTGGGTTAGATACATAAGAAACCCCGGACGGGATATTTTTTAAACCAGTTGTTTTTAACTCTACCGGCGCTGTGAGTGGTGGGCGTGTTTGCTTGTCAATCGCTTCGGCTTTTCTGTACTGCTCATGCTGTAACTGCTTAACATCTCCCAATGCCTCCATACCTGGTGAGCGACCATATGCATCGCCACCCATAACATCCCATCTAGGAACGAGTGCCGGGAACTCATCAAACCCTGATTCACGCAAGAACGTTTTTTGCCCTTCTTCAAAGTAAACTGAAGCAAAAGGCTTGTTCTTGCTGTCCTTTTTCTTTGGGTTGTAATCTCTTCGCGGCTCTATGCCATGAATGACTTTTACTTTCTCATCAAGGCTTCCTTTTTCATAAAGCCTTTTT